TGGATAACTCTAAGTTTCCTTTAGTATCTGAAGAATTACTCAAAGAGTTGGAAAAGCGATTCCCTGATCGGATGCCCGATAATCCCATGCCTCACCCTGATTATCTGCTGAGGCAAGGGCAAATTCAGGTGGTCCGTCTTCTCCGACACCAATTCAATTTACAGAACCAGAACATTCTGGAGAATTAAACTATGTGCCTGATGACACCGGATGCGCCTCCGCCGCCTCCACCTCCAGCTCCCGCAGTCCCCACCCCGGACTTGGCCCGTATTGCTCCCGCTGAGGGGATGAACCGCAAGGATGCGACAGCCCTGTCCGCTAACCGTGGCCGTGGCTCCCTGCGTATCGACCGCACTCAGCCCGACACCGGTTCGTCTGGTTCTGGTCTGAACATTCCCGCATAAGGTATTTCATGGAAGAGAAGAACGAAAAGGAGCCAGAAGGCTCTGCGGCCAGTCTCTATTCAAAGCTAGAGTCTGACCGTCTGCCCTTCCTCACGAGGGCTAGGGATTGCTCTAAGTACACCCTTCCCACTTTGGTGCCTCCCGCTGGGCACTCTAACGCCACCAAGTACTACACGCCCTACCAGGCCATTGGTGCTCGTGGTGTGAACAACCTGGCCTCCAAGCTCCTGCTCGCCCTTCTCCCTCCCAACTCTCCCTTCTTCCGCCTCCAGATTGATGACTTCACTCTGGAGCAGCTCACGAAGCAGGAGGGTATGCGAGCCCAGGTCGAGGAAGGCCTGAACAAGATCGAACGTGCAGTCCAGTCCGAGATCGAGGCTGGTGCGATCCGTGTGTCTGCCTTCGAGGGCATGAAGCACCTGCTCGTCTCTGGCAACTGCCTGCTCTACACCCCCGATGAGGGCGGTATGCGGGTGTTCCCGCTGGAGAAGTTCGTGGTCCGCCGTGACCCCATGGGCAAGGTCCTCGACATCGTCGTCAAGGAAACCGTGGCCCCCGCCACTCTGCCCCAAGATGTCCAGGCTCTCCTGGGCTACGCTGAGGGTGACGACGAGTACAAGGAAGAGGCAAGCCACGAGAAGGCCTGTGACATCTACACCCACGTCGAGTGGGAAGATGGTGCCTGGCATGTGTACCAAGAGATCAAGGGCAAGGTTGTCCCCGGCTCTGAGGGTACCTATCCCAAGGACAAGTCCCCTTGGATTCCCGTGCGATTCACAAAGATCGACGGTGAGAACTATGGCCGTGGCTACGGCGAGGAATACCTGGGTGACATCAAGTCACTTGAGGGCCTCTCTCAGTCCATCGTTGAGGGCTCTGCCGCTGCAGCCAAAGTGCTGTTCCTGGTGAACCCAAACGGTACCACCAGCCAGCAGACCCTTGCTGAGGCTGACAACGGTGCCATCGTGGAAGGTAACGACCAGGATGTGACCGTCCTGCAGCTCCAGAAGTACAACGACTTCCGGGTTGCCCTTGAGACGATCTCCCGGATCGAGGAGCGTCTGGCCTTCGCCTTCCTGCTGAACTCCGCTGTCCAGCGTAATGGCGAGCGAGTGACTGCTGAAGAGATCCGCTACATGGCGGGTGAGTTGGAAGCTGCCCTGGGCGGCATCTACTCGATCCTCTCTCAGGAGTTCCAGCTCCCCTTGGTGAACCGCATCATGTTCTCCATGGAGCGCAAGAAGAAGATGCCGACCCTGCCCAAGGGTACCGTCAAGCCTGTGATCGTCACCGGCATGGAGGCTCTGGGCCGTGGCAACGACATGAACAAGCTGAACCTGTTCTTCCAGGCTGCAGTTCAGGTCGCTCAGTTGCCCCCTGAGATCAACAAAGAGGACGCCCTCAAGCGTCTGGGAACATCTCTGGGCATCGACATGAAGGGTCTGGTGAACTCCGCTGAGCAGCTCCAAGCAATCCAGCAGCAGCAGATGATGCAGCAGATGGCGATGCAGGGCATCAACCCGGCGATCACCCAGGCTGGTCAGCTCATGAAGCAGAACATGGCAAACCAAGCCCAAGCACAACCAACTGAAGGAAGCAATGGCTAACGCTAAACCGGCTCGTCTTGTCGATGAGCCCAAAGAAGAAAAGAAAGCACCCAAGATCGAGTACTACGGTGAAGGTGCTGACAAAGTGAAATTTGAAGTCGATCCCAAAGCTAAGCTGATCCGTGTCTACGGTAACGGCATTATCTTGGTCGATTATTAATTGGAAACACATGGTTGATACTGTAGTCATTACAAGTGAAAACCCTGGTGCCCCTGAGGGTCACGATCAGGCGATGATTGATCTGGTAGACAAGAACTCCCAGATTCCTTCTGACAACCTGGCTGACCCTCAGCCTTCTCCTGCCGCTGAGGATCGCCCTCAGTGGCTCCCGGAGAAGTTCAAGTCACCCGAGGACATGGCTAAGGCCTACGCCGAGTTGGAGAGCAAGCTGGGTGGTCAGAAGACCCCGGCACCTGATGCTACTCCGAGTGACAACAAGGTACCCGAGAACCCCCAGGCTGAGCTGCAGAAGCAGGGCCTGGACATGAACGAGTTCTCCCAGGAGTTCGCCCAGAAGGGTGAGCTGTCCCAGGAGAGCTACGAGAAGCTCGCCAAGGCTGGCTTCAACAAGGACATCGTTGACAACTACATCGCCGGTCAGCAGGCCCGTGCAGCTCAGTTTGAGGGCACGATCAAGGCCGAGGTCGGTGGTGATGAGCGTTACGGTGAGATGATCACCTGGGCCAAGGCCAACCTCAGCCCTGCAGAGATCGATGCGTACAACGCTGCGGTGTCTTCGGGCAACGCTGAGCAGGCCAAGCTGGCAGCTCTGGGTCTGTCCGCCAAGTTCGGCAAGGCCTGGGCAATGAACCATCCCGTCTCCTGGGTGGTGGTCAGGCCGGTGCTGCCGATGTCTTCGAGTCCACCCAGCAGGTGACCGAGGCAATGCGTGATCCTCGCTACAAGAACGATCCCGCCTTCCGTGCCAAGGTCCAGTCCAAGCTGGCACGCTCTAACGTATTCTGAGGTAACTCATGAACCCCCTCCTCGTAGGGGGCATCTTTGATCTTGCTGGCAAGGTATTTGATAAGCTCTTCCCCAATCCTGAGGAGAAAGCCAAAGCCCAACTTGAGCTGTTTAAGCTCCAGCAGGAAGGTGCCTTCAAGGAACTAGAAGCTGAACTCACTCTGGCTACAGGTCAGATGGAGATCAACAAGGCTGAGGCTCAGTCCACTGATTTCTTCAGGGGCGGCTGGAGGCCATTCATTGGGTGGGTCTGTGGATTCGGACTGGCGTACCAGTTCCTCTTCCGACCAATCCTTACGTTCGTCCTCATGGTCGCTGAGACCAAGGTCCAGACACTCCCTACGTTGGAGCTGGACACCCTCATGACCCTGCTCTTCGGCATTCTCGGTCTGGGCGCAATGCGTACCACAGAGAAGCTCAAGGGAGCTACAAAGTAATCCTACTACCTTAGGAACGTTGTCG